GGTTGAAAAATCCCTATGGGGCGGTAGTTTCCTCAAAACAGCCGATCTATTCAAATGAACAAATCACTAGGAGGTGACAATATGTCAGAAGAAATAATCAAAAACCAGCCAGGCGCTGCGGGAGATCTAGGTGGAACAACACCAGGACTTTACCAGGGTCAAGGTGCTTTCGCATCAGGTGGAATTGGTGGAGTATCAAACCCAGGAGCAGACACACTGGGAAATATTCCAACAGCAACTCTTGGATCAACAAGCGGAGCAAACGCTGTTAACCCTAGTGGTTCAGCCGCTTCTGGAATTTTGCGCCCTGAGCAGGCACGTCGTTTTATCGACTATGTTTGGGATGCAACAGTATTAGCAAAGGATGGCCGTCGTGTAACAATGAAGGCTAACTCAATGGAACTTGAGAAGGTAAACGTCGGTGAGCGTGTAATTCGTGCAGCAGCGCAAGCAGTTGGTAACTACACAAACACAGGTGCAACATTCTCTAAGGTCGAACTTACTACCAAGAAGATTCGTCTTGATTGGGAAGTAACAGCAGAATCATTGGAAGATGGTGTAGAAGGTGACGCTCTAGAAGATCACTTGGTACGCTTGATGACCAACGCATTCGCAAATGATATCGAAGATCTCGCTATCAATGGTGATGGTGCAACAGGAGCATTCTTGTCAATCATGCCAGGCTTTATCAACAAGGTAAAGACAAACGGAGATGCACATGAGTCAGTAGTGACCGTAGCAGATAATGCTTGGACACCTGATGTAATGCAGGGCATCATCAATGCAATGCCACGTAAGTACCGTGCACTTAAGAACAATCTTAAGTTCTACGCAGGTACAGATGCATTCGGTGGAATCGTTAAGAACAACGGTACACTTGCTGATGCAGTAGCAGAAGCATTTGCTGGACAGGTCCCAGGATCAACCCAGGCAAACCGCCAGTCATACCTTGATGGTATCGGACAGACATTCGGTGGAGCACGTACAACACGTGTTCTCGGAATTGAAGTTCAGGAAGTTCCTTACTACCCAGCAGGCTATATCGATTTGACATTCCCTGCAAACCGTGTATGGGGATTCCAGAGAGATATCACTGTAAACCGTGAGTACGTAGCGAAGAAGGATACAATTGAATACACTGTATTCGTTCGCTTCGGTATCAACTGGGAAGAAGAGGATGCAATTGCATTCGCTGACGCTGCAGCAGATGAGTAATCTGTAACAGTACCTTTAATGGGGGGCGGGAGTTCACTCTCCTGTCCCCCTTAATACTTTAATGATATAATACAAACAAGGAGGATACAATGGAAAATAATGATTACAACAAGCCGTTTTCAGTAGAAAATGTAGAAGAGCCAGCACACGTTGAAGCCCCAGTGGTCGAGACACCAGCAGAGCCAGTAGCAGAGCCAGTAGTAGAGCCAGTCGTAGAGCCAGTAGTTGAGGCACCAGTTGAGGTAGCAGTCGAATCACCAGTTGTCGAAGCACCACCAGCAGAAGAGCCAGTTCAGTCACTAGGATTTACAGAAACAGGTGCTATTGGATCAATGGCAGCAGATGGTCCAAAGAAAGATATTAAGCCAGCAAAGGATCTTGGAGACAAGGTCGCTATCTACTCAACAAGCAATGTTCGTTGGGAAGAAGCAGGTGGAGCCGTATACAGAGGCGTTAATATTGTAACAAAAGACCAAGCAGACAAGTGGCTAACTCGTGCACATGTTCGCTTAGCAACAACCGAAGAAGTACAAAAGGTTGTAAGGTAATTTAGCATGGAGATATTGAGAGTTTCGCCATATGCAGAAGTACCTGCTAATTTTGTAATTCCTGCGGGGATTGTAGATGCAGATATAACTGTTACCATAACGGATATGGCGGACCTTTCAATTTCAACATCAACCTTTACAGAGTCTTCTTCTGGAGAAGTCCTAGAAATTTCTTTGCCAGGAAAGTACGACTCTTCATACAGAGTTGAGATTGTTAAAGATCTTGGAACATCAGATGAGCAAATTTTACAGGATGAAACATACGAGATAGTTAGACCATATATTGATCCATCAACAAAAGCAACAACAGCATCAGACATCGCAGCCTATGCGCTAAATGAGGAAATTGCCAGAGCAATTATTGACTCAATAATCCCAGAAGGATTTTATTATAAGAAAAAGGTTTTACATTTTACAGGAACAGGTGCCGACTATCTTCCAATTTGGGACGATGTTAAAAAAGTTTTAGCGGTATATGAAAACAATAAGTTAGTAGAAGATAGACAATACGAAGTATCATCAGACAAGACGGCGATTATCGAAAAGTCTTCTGATAACATCAATCGTGCAGAGTCTTCTCCACTAGTTTTACCAGCAGCAGCATCGGATTCTTTGGACCCACAGTTTGTATATAGAGGGTTTGGCAAAACATGGGACTACCTAATAACTGTTGAGTATGGATATACAACAGTTCCATCAGACATTATCAGAGCAACAGAGATGCTAGTCCACGATTTAGAGTGTGGAAAGTTAGATTATTACAAGAGATTTATTTCTTCTTACAACACAGATCAATACAGAATTCAGTTTGATAAGGGTCTTTTCGAAGGAACAGGAAATATAATTGTAGACAAGATACTTTCTAAGTATGCTAAGTCTATTACAAAACTTGGGGTGTTGTAATGACAGTTTGCGAAACTCCAGACTTTATGTTTCCAATGCAAGCCTCTCTTTATCACCCAATCATTGAGCAGGGTGACTTCGGAGCAATTAAAAAGCAATGGGTTTTAGATAGAACCTTTGCATGTAGTTTTTCATCAGGTGGGTCAGCATTCAAAGAAGATGTAAAGCCAAATGTTAACATTACTCAGAACTCACTCTTGGTCGGAAGAACAAAATCAGACATAAGAATATCTTCAAGAGATAGCAAGAATGCATTAACAAACATATTAATAACAGATATAAAAGACCAAGAAGGAAATCTAATATACATAGAAACCTCTGGAGTTAGATCTGGAAAGCCAACTCTTTTTGAAATAGCAACCTGTGAACCATTCGTGGGTCCTTTCGGAGTTGTAGAGTCATTTAAGTTAGTTATTAGAAGATCAGAAAATCAATCAGGTGACCTATGAAACCAGTATACAATTCTAAGAAGTTTAAAAAAGAAATGAATAATATTATGAGGTATTCTTTTGGTTTCTTGGACGGTGTTCAAAAAGGAAAAACCCCATTCCTAAAGTCTTTAGGAGTACAGACAGTAGAAATAATGAAGCAGTTCGTAGACTCAAATGCTAGAGTAAATCCAGAAATGCTACACCACATCTATGAATGGAATCGAACAGGCAGCCCTGCTGCAAGACTGTACGACATATCGTTTACAACCAGTAACATTGGGTTATCATTTAAATCATCTTTTCGTCAATCAGAATCAATTCAAGATGGGTCAAAGACACCTTTTTATGACAAAGCAAGAATTATTGAAAGTGGGGTTTCTGTATTGATCAAGCCAAGGAACTCAGATGTTCTGGCTTTTGAAGAAGACGGCGAAATGGTCTTTACGAAAAAACCAATTAAGGTTACTAACCCTGGAGGAGTTGAAGCACAGGGTGGATTTGAAAAAACTATGGATCTATTTTTTAATAAATATTTTTCACAATCATTTTTGAGAACCAGTGGAGTTGCACAATATCTTGAAAACCCAGTAGTGTATAAGAAAAATTTAAGAGCAGGTAAAACAAGAGGAAGAAGCAAAGGCCTTTCAGTTGGATATACATGGGTTGCTAATGCAGGAGTAGGTGCATAATGGCTACCATTCATCATCCACCAACAATTATTAATGCTTACTTAGCATCAAAGATAAGTCCAAACTTTGATCGAGATAACTCTATTGGTGGACCTGAGACATTTGGAACAACATACTTTTTCCCTACTTTGCCTACACAAATAGATGATCTAACAAACACATTCCCAGATAGCAACGGTGTTTTTGGTGTCTATGACAGAATGTTTAAAATGAGAAGAGAGGCTTTTCCATACATTAAGTGTGAGCAACTGTTGTATTACTTTTATTCTGTGGGTGATGCTGCCCAGGCAAATATGATAAAAGTTCAGCAGCAGGTTAGTGATCTTTTGGACTATGCAGATGTATCAGCACAAGAGATAAATTGTTGGGCAAGAGAAAATATTGATAAATGGGATAATTACTCTGAGCCATGCTTTTTCCATAACTTTAAAATATACCAACTAGAAGAGACCAGAGATATCGTAGACTTTGGCACAGCCCGTACGTATGCGGGTAACAAGATAATCATCGACTATGACTGGCATCCAGATAGAAGAATAATCCCAGGATCATCTTTGACAGACTTTACCCCAACCCCAACGCCAACGCCTACTCCAACACCAACACCAACACCATAATAAACGGCATGTATAATTAGAGCGAGGAAACAACCCCCTTTTAATAAAATGAAAGAGGTGAGATATATGGCATACAGCCGTGGTTCAAGTAGTAACATTATCGTGGGTGCAGCAGCACTTTTTACACATAATGCAGGTCCACTAGGATTAGTAACATCAGGCCCTACTGCAGGAAAGATTACTGACGCTCAAGCAGCAACAGATCTTCCAGATTTAGCAGCAGATGCAACATCCTACAAGGATGCATTGACATCAGACAGTGCGTTCACAAATATCGGTTACACATCAAATGGTTTGGAACTAGCGTTCGAACCAGATTTTGGTGAGGTAGCAGTAGATCAACTTCTCGACGTTGCTCGTTTATTCAAGCAAGGTATGACAGTTAATTTAAATACATCTTTCGCAGAGGCAACACTAGAAAATCTTTTAGTTGCAATTGCAGGAGATGACGCAGATCTAAACGATTCAGTATCAGGTCTTCTAGACATGAGAATGTCTGCAGGAGATATCGGTGACGTTCCACTAGAGCGTGGAATCGTAGCAGTAGGACCAGGTTCTGGTTCTTCACTAGATCCAAAGGAAAGAATCTATGTTGCATACCGTGCACTCTCAATCGAGAGCGTAACAGTATCAGCAAAGCGTGACGAGGCTTCAATGTTTGAAGTTTCATTCCGTCTTCTTCCAAACGATGACGCATCATACGGTAAGATCGTAGATCGTTCACTCGTATAATATAACTTAATAGGACTAGCCCAGACCCTTGAAAGTCTGGGCTTTTCCATTTCCATTTGGTATACTTGTATAATGGCAACTAGTATATATCAAAAACGAAAGTTCTATTTTGTAGATAGAACAGAGATTTCTGCGGGACCCCTTAAGATAAAATATCTTAGAGATTTTCTAGAAACCTTTGAGCCAATCAAAGAAGCAAAAACAGACAATGAATCAATATCTATTTTAGTTGACTGTGCTTTAATAGCAATGAAGCAGTATGCCCCACATATTAAAACGGTAGAGGACCTTGAAGATAATTTAGACCTTCCAACAATCTATGAGGTTTTAGATATAGCAGCAGGAATTAAAATTAATCAAAAATCAGAAGAGCCAGTAAAATCTCAAGCAGTAGAAAGTGGCTCATCATGGGAGACCTTAGATTTAGCAAAACTGGAGTCAGAGGTTTTTGTTCTTGGAATATGGAAAGATTATGAAGAATTAGAAGAGTCTTTATCTATGGCAGAACTAAGCGCAACACTTGAAATAAAAAGAGAACTAGAATATAATGATAAAAAGTTTTTTGCTGCAATGAAGGGTATTGATTTAGATAAGCAGTCAAAGAAGGGCAATGAATGGGAAGACATGAAGGCCAGGGTATTTAGCAAAGGCAAGGCAACAGACGGAAGCGACATTATGGCTCTGCAGGGCAAAAATGCAGAAAGGGCTGGGTTTGGAATTGGAATGGGCCTCACTTACGAGGTTTACGAATAGCCAAAAAATAAGCCTGTGCTATGGTATAATTAACTAAACCTTATAAGGAGGATAAATGTCTACAAAAGTTGAAGACAAAGAAGAACTACATCTTATCGATGGAACAAAGTTTGAAGTAAGACCACTAAAGATCTCATTGCTAAAGCCATTTATGCAGAAGTTTAATGAGTTACAGGAAGTGGCAGAAGATAACGAAAAGTCAATGAACGTTTTGCTAGACTGTGTGCAGATTGCATTTAAGCAATATCTGCCACTAGTAGCAGACAACAGAGAGGCGATTGAGGAAAATCTAGATCTTCCTACAGTCTATAAGATTATTGATGCAGCGTCAGGTATGAAACTGGCAGATGCAACTGGTCTTCTAAACTCAATCAAATAAAGAAGAGGGTGTTAATGAGTGGCTGATGTAAACTCAAATATTGGTATTAATTTTGATACCAGAGCAGCCCTCGCATCTCTTCGTAAATTACAGGCTGGATTAAGCACATTTAACCAATCCCTAACTCAGGGTAATGTTGCAGCAATGAATGCCCAGAAGGGCCTTAATTCTCAACTAATCCAAGCAATCAATGCGACTGGAAAATTTGTTGCAAGTCAAAAAGAGATAGCAACAAGTACAGGATCTTTTACTAGGGCTCTTGAAAAGAACCAACTCTCTATGCGAGAGTACTTTAGGTATACAGCAGCAGCAGCGACGGCAAACACAAAAACCTTTAAAGGAATGTTTGCACAAGAGCGTGAGATTATTAACCGTGCTCGTAAAGATAGAGTAAAACTTCTTCAGTCCCAGTACATTCAATTGGGTAATGCCAATGGTGACCTTGTCAAGGTTTTGCAGGTAGTTCCAAAGCACCTACAAATGGCTAACGGCAAGTATGCTGACTACGCAACAAGAGTTCAGATGGCTGCACAACGCCAACAGTTCTTGAATCAGTTATTAAAGCAAGGATCAACAAACCTCCTAAACTTTGGTAAGAACACTCAGTGGGCAGGACGTCAGTTGATGGTTGGTTTGACAATTCCTCTTTCCATCCTTGGCTCTGCAGCAGCAAAAACATTCATGGAAATGGAAGAGGCAGTCCTTAAGTTTACAAGAGTTTATGGAGACATAACAACCTCTGGAGATGCAACAAATAAAGCAGTTGCCAATATCCAAAGACTGGGTAAAGAGTTTACGAAATACGGTATTACCGTAAAGGACACAATGGAAATGGCAGCAACTGCTGCAGCGATGGGTATGCAAGGTGATGCTTTAGAAGCCCAAGTAGTTCAAGCAACACGACTTTCCGTACTTGGCCAAGTAGAGCAACAGCAAGCACTTGAGACTACTATTTCCTTACAAAATGCTTTTGGTGTTTCTTCAGAACAACTTGCACAAAAAATTAACTTTCTTAACGCAGTAGAAAACCAGACTGTTCTTTCTATCGAAGATTTAACGATTGCAATTCCAAAGGCTGGACCAGTTGTAAAGCAACTTGGTGGAGATGTTGAAGATCTAGCATTCTTTATGACTGCAATGAAGGAAGGTGGAATTAACGCATCAGAAGGTGCTAACGCACTTAAGTCTGGTCTTGCTTCCATGATTAACCCAGCAAAAAAGACTAGTGAGTTCCTTGCAGGACTTGGAATTAACATAAAGGGAATTGTAGATAACAACGCTGGAAATTTAAAGGGTACAGTAGTAGGACTTGCTAGAGCATTAGACACACTAGATCCGCTCAATCGTGCTCGTGCTATTGAACAACTATTTGGTAAGTTCCAGTTTGCTCGTATGTCAACATTGTTCCAAAACGTTGCAAAAGATGGAACTCAAGCATCTAGAGCACTAGATCTTGCTGGAGCATCAATTGAAGAATTAGCAATTTTATCTGAACGAGAATTGGCAAGAGTTGAAAATTCAACAGGGGCTAAATTCAAAAAAGCCATGGAAAATTTAAAGAATGAACTAGTACCAGTAGGTAAGGCATTCTTACAAGCAATAACACCAATCGTTGAGTTTGTTGGAAAGATATTGGCAAAGTTTAATGGTCTCAGTGATGGAACTAAGAAGGTAATAACAATTATGATAGGTGTACTTGGAGCAATTGCCCCAGTTGCACTTATGACATTCGGTGTGCTTGTTAACGGTATTGCAAACGTAATTAAGTTCTTCGCAATGCTTCGTGGTGGAATTGCTAAACTTAACGGACAAAACAATGTCTTGGGTGGAGGGTTTGATTATTTAACTAATCAGCAGACTGAGTTGCTTGCAGAAACAAATGCTCTTCACACATCTCATCAGCAACTTCTATCTACATTCAATGTTGAAAAAGGTGCAGTCGATGCATTAGCCTTAGCATATGGAAATGCAGCCAGCCAAGCAAGAGCCCTTGCTCAGTCATCACCAGGACTGTTTAACTCGGTCCCAGGGCCTGCAGGAGCCGTAGCAGGGCTACCTCCCAAGAAGTTTGCAGATGGTGGAGTTGTTCCAGGTACAGGAAATAAAGACACAGTCCCAGCACTACTAACTCCTGGAGAAGTTGTTCTCACTAAGCAGACTGCAAAAGAAAATCCAGAATTAATTGCTGCTCTTCAAAATGGATCAGTAATGAAGTATGCAAAGGGAACTGGAAAAACTGGTACACAGACTAATCCAGGAAGAACTGGTTTTAGCATTGCTGGAGAAACATTTGGACTTGCTATAAGCCCAAAGTCTGACAAGGTTGTAGCGCAAGTAGAAAAACTTGCTGCAGCAATGCAAGATGGAACTCTGGGTGTTGAAAATGGAGCAGATGTTCTTAAAGAAGTTTTTGCAAGACTTGCAGATGACTCTCGTGTAACAATCACAGAGTTTGTTCAAGAATTAAGAATTGCAACAAAGTCAATGGGAGGAGTAGAACTTACTCCAGCACAAATTAATACAGCAGCAGGAGCCACGGGACCAAACGATAAACTTGTAGGGCATTCAGCAGGAGAAGCAGGAGTTAGCAAGAATGTAAGAGACCAGATGTACGCTGCTGGCAGAGGCGAAGAGTATGAGCGTCTTCAGACAATTGCCAACAACACTGGAGACAGACTTGCATCAGAGCGACCAGATCTTCCAAGACTTCAAAGACCAGACAAAAAGAATGTTCAATTAGATAGAGGCCACATTGGTGCCATAGGAACAACTGAAAAGGGTGTTCAAGAAGGTTGGGACCCAGACTTATGGGATTTATCAACACACGCAGAAAATGAAATGTCTCAAACGCTTGCATCTAATAATGATGCAAGACGTGTCTATTTAGAAAAACTACAGCAATCCTCTGCAACGGAAGAAGAAATTCTTTCTATTTCTCAAAAGGTAACATCTAATGGCGCATTAAATGAAAGAGAACTTCAAATTCAAAAAGAAGTTCTTGGATCTATGCTTGCTGATAAAGACTTTATGGCTGCTGAACAAAAAAAGGCAGGAAAAGGAAAGGCAATGTCAATCGAAAAGACAATGCTTGCCACAGTATACGATGCAGAAGGACGTGCTGCAATTCCAGTTCCACAAGTTGCAGATTTAAGATCTACAGAAGAAAGACTTGCATCAGGAAGAGCAAAGGTAAGAGGAAGATTTGGAAAGAATAATTCACCAGAAGTTGGTTCTGATGCAGGGTTTGTTCCGCTATCAGATGCAGAGAGAGCAGCAAAACTTGATTCGCTTAAAATTTCTGAAGATGTAGATGCAGACCTTACTGATGCAGAGAAAAAAGCAGAGACAGCATCACCATCAAGAAGAACTAAGCGTCTTGGAAAAGACATTGCCGATGGCCTTGCACAAGGTTTAGAAGAGGGAACTCCTGGAGTAAAAACAAAGTCTTCACAACTTACTGATGCTGCACTTCCATCAGCAGCAGAAACACAAGCAAAAACAGATAAAATGGATCTTGGAAACAAGGCTTTCTATGATGATATCGATACACCAGAGATGCGTGATGAAAGACAAGTTCTTAAGTCTTTAGATAGACAAAGAAGAAAGCGTGGTGCTACAACAACAGTAGATTCAGTTTCATCAACACCAGTAACATCTCAGGCATCACTTCTAACTGCTTCAAAAACTAGCCCAGCAGCAGCAAAATTAGAAGCAAGTACAGAGCAGGCAGCAACAGCGCAAGCACAGGTTGTTCAACAAATCAAAGATGAAAGTAGTTCACGTGTTAAGATTAAGGGCAACACAATTAACATTGGTCAAGCCCGTCAAGAAGCCGACAGGCTAGACAAAGAGGCATCTGAAGCAGAAGCAGCAGCAGCAAAAGTTAGAACTGAAGCAGCAAAGTGGGAAGAAGTTGCAGCCCGTGAAGGTGGCAAGAATATGCACACTGCTGAGAATGCTAGAGACCTTAAGAAACTGGCAGATGAAGCAGAAATCAGAGCAGCAGAAGCAAGAATAAAAGCAGCAGAAGCAGATATGCAGGCAACTCAGTTAGAAAACGGGACTAAAGCATCAAACGAAATTATTTCTAATGGAACACAAGAACAAGGCGATGGCTTAAAGCGAATTGTCGAGGGAACAGATGACACAGCAGGATCAACCCTACTAGTTGCAGACCAAACAGATGAACTTGTAACGGCAACTGGTGATGCTGTAAATGCTCAAACAACAAATGCAGATAACCTAATAACAACTGGCCAGTTAACAGCAGCAGCAAACAATAATCTTGGAGAAATGCTTCCAGCAATGGATCAAACAGGAGTTGCTCAGCAAGACCTTGCAACATCTTCTGCCAATATCGCAGTCGTAAACGATGATATAGAAGCAGAAAAAAGAGAGCAGTTGGCAAGACTCAAGGAGTACAATGCTAAAGAAGCAGCAGCCATGGCAGCAGAAAATGGAATTGTTCCACCAGGAAGTCAGTCAGGAAATGAAGAACTAGGCAAAAACAGAATGGGATCAGTTGAGGCTTATGAAGAAGCATCCACTTATACCAGAGATAAGAATGGCCAAATCATTTTTGATCCAGAACTTGATGCAGATGGAAAGAAGCAGCCAACAACTCTTTCAGCAAAGCAGGTTAAAGAAAAGAAACGTGGAATGCGTAGAGAGAGCGTTGGAAAGTTTTCTGGAAAGATTTCTGGAGCAGCAGGAACAGCAGCAATGGTTGCTGGTATGGCAGGAGCCCCACCAGCAGTAACGGCTGGTTTAGGAGCAGTAGCAACAGTGGCCCAGTTTGCACCAATGCTTGCTGGTCTTACTGGACCGCAAGGAATTGTAGTTGCTCTTCTAGCATTAGGAGCAGGAGCATTTCTTTTAAATAAAAAATTACAAGCAACTGCAGAGGCAATTGCAAAGTTTACTAGAACAACAACAGTATCTACAGATATGCTCAAAAAGATAGGAGAGCAGACTGGAAAGGTTGGCGCTTCTGAATTAATGAATAAGAAAAGATCTGGAGGTCAACTACAGACTTATAACGAGGCAAATAGAGACAGCACTATGGAGGCTACTCAATTCCTTGAAGGAGATGCAGGTAAGGCTCTTCAGGCAGCATTTGTTGCAAATTCAACAAAAAATGGAACAGAAGTTGCTGCTGAGCAGTTTGCACTACAGATTGCAGCAGCGATATCTGATGGAACTATTGCTCCAGAATTAGGACAAAAAATTGCGTATCAAATGGGAATCAACTTAAAGGATTCAGTTGCTGCAACAAGAATTAATGTACAGTTAAGAAAACTAATAGGTCCAAATGGAGAAGATCTAGGAACAGATCCTCTAGAAATTAGAGCAAGAATTTCACAACAGGCATCTTCCCTTTCTGAAGAATTGGTTAGAAAAGTTAATTCAGATGACAGATCCGAAGTTGGAAGCAACAGTATCTGGTCTCAAATTGGAACACTTGGAATGATTGGTGCGGCATCTGGATCAGATAAAACAGCAGCACTTGCAGTTGCTTCTTCATCAGCAGTTGAAACAGCACAAGCACAGGCTGATGCAATGTCGATATACTACGATGAGCAACTTAAAGTATTAAGAGCACAAAGAGAAACAACTACAGATAAAGCAAAGCAGTTAGAACTAGACACAAAAATTAAAGACATGTTGGCAGAACAAGAAACAGGAATGGCAAGGATGAACAATGCTGTTGTTGCACAAATAGATCGTCAAACTAGTTATGCAAGAGACCTTATCCAGAGCACAACTAATACGAAGTCTCCATTTGTTACTGGATTTTTGAATGATGACATGAGACGGGAAGATGCCTTCTTTGATGCACAGAAGAGTGATGTAAAAGCAAAATTTAAAGGCACAGCACAGGAGGCATCAGCACAAAGAGTTTTAGATATTGGTAGCAAGATGAATGCACGTAAGGAAGGGTTTGCAAGTAAAGATGAAGGACAGGTCTTTGAATCAAAGATGAACCTCATGATGCAGTCTGGACAACTGAGCCCAGATCAAATTGAAGGAATGGCAAAAATATTTAGTGGTGATTTAAAAAAGATGGACACAGTATTAACAGTTGGAATGAGACTTCACGGTGGAGCAAAAATGGGAGAACTTGCTTCTATGCTAACGGGTGTTAATAAAAAAACTGCTAAAACTATTATGCTTAGAATGTCAAGAAAAAATCCAAAAGAGTTTGAGGAGGTTGGAAACGCACTGGCACTACTACAGGCATCTGATGGCCTAGAAGTAGATATGCAAGCAGCAATTGAACTTCTTGGTGAAAAAGGTTTAGCCAAACTAGGTAAAGATCTTGCAGCAATTGAAGCAATACCCGACCCAATAACAAAAACAGCAATCACGGCTTTTGTAGAAGAAAATCCTGATATGAACTTGCAAGGCGTAATCGATAATTGGGAGTATTATGAATCTCTTGAGCCAGAAGTAAGAAAAGAAGCAATTCAGACTTATAAAACTTTATTTGAAACAGCAACTAATTTTAAAACAATAGCAGAAAGAGATGCATGGGCAAAAGTTCAAGCAGAAAATGCAGCACTTTTAGCAGGAGACGTAGGCACAAAAGAATATAACGAGAAATACACAACAACCTTTGAGGCTTTAACAATGATAAACGGAAAGCCTGCAACTCTAGAACAGATGAACATTGTGGGCGATACTTTTGCACAAGAAGGAACAGAAGCAAAATACAGAACCAAGTCTAAAGTAACATCTAACGATGGTGGAAAATTTAAAGATGGTGGCAAAGGAGATAAGAAGAAACCTCTAGCCTTCCTTGATGATCTTGCAATGAGAATTAAAAATGTTCGTGATGGAGCATTTGATGCAACAAAGCCATTAGCGTCCATGCTTGCTGCGTTTAGTAATCCAAAATTAAAGAAAGACATGGACAGTGCATTCAAGGTTTTTGACGGCTTGCAACAAAGAATGATCAAGATGGGTGTTCCAAAAGAGTTTAGAGATATGATTAAAGGAATGTCTGCTGAAGATTTTAAGGACATTGCAAACCTAAAGGGTAAGGAAGCCATCTTTAACTTTAAAAAAGGTAAGCCAAAAACAAAGGCAAATATTGAAAGTCTTACAGACACTGGTAAGAAGACAATGAAATTCTACAACGAGGCTATCGTTGGAGAAGGTAACGTTGCAAATAGAGAAGCCGTAGAGCAAGTTGCAAATCAAGAAAAAGCATTTAGAATATTAGTTTCAGAAGGAGCAAGTGCAACAGAAGCACTAGAGCATGTTCAAGACGCAGCACTAGCAGCATCTATTGCTGCAGGAGCACTTGGTAAAAAGGGAAGTGCAGAAAGAAAACAATACATTGCAGATCTTAAAAAGGCTACAGATGAAACAGAAAGATTTGCTCTTCGTCAAAAAATGATTCAGGCTAATGAGGAGTTTAAACTTCTTGAGCAAATGCCAAAACTTGGAACAGCAATGAAGATGGCAGGTTTTTCTGCAGATCAAATGCAAGAGGTGCTAAATGATCCCGCACTCGCAAAGTCTTTAATTGAAGACCTCAAAGATGGAAAGGTTGACTCTAAAGAAATAGCAGACTACCTAAACTCTATTGAGGCTAGAAAGATAATTGATATTCAGGTAAACTATAACTCTGGAAACTATTCTGAGTCTGCTAGACCTGGCATGGAAATTGTAAATGAAATGTTTGCTGTTCAAGAGCAGATGCTAAGAACTGGAGCAGATCCAAGAACAACTGCAATGGTTGACGCAATGGATGCTAACAACAAGGCAATTAGAGAAGCAGAAATGAGTGCTAAGGGCTATAGAGATCAGATTGAATTGATCAATCGTAGCATTGCTGATGCTGAACGAGAAATTGAACTAAACTATACAAGACCTATAGAAGACATGCAGGAGCAGATTAGCGACAAGCAAAGAACCTTAGAGATGGATCCTGAGTTTGGTGATCGTGCCATGGAGGAAATTAACAAGGCAAATGCTATTATGTCTAATGACTCCACAATCATGGCTAATCAAGCAGAGAAGATTAATGAAGAGTATGACAAGCAAGCAGAGGCTCTTGAAAAGGTTGCACAGATAAATGAAGAAATTACAAATCAGCAAAAGAGCCAACTTGATATTGCAGGTGCTTTAACTAGCGGAGATATTGCAGCAGCAGCCAGAGCAGCACAAGATGCCCGTGCACAGTCGGCACAAAGATTTGGAACTGCAACCGCAGATGCTTTGCAACAGTCTAGAGAAAATGAGATCAAGGGTCTTCGTGGAGCACAGACTGGCTTGTCTCAAGAAGAAATTGATGATGCACAATTTGCAAATGCTCAAGCACTTTATGAAATGGAAACTGATCCAAGACGAACTCAGATTCTTGAAGATATTAGAGGCCTAGAAGATTTAATTTATGCAAAGCAAGAGGAGCAAGAACTTAAAGCCCGTGCAATTAGAGACCAGCAAGACCTAATTTATGAAATAGAAAAAAATAAACTGCAACCACTAGAAGACCAAATTAAAAGACTTACAGATCAAAACGAACTATTCCAGATGAGAATAGATAAAGAGGTTGAGAACATAACAGTTTTGGATAAGACAAAGTTACAGTGGGACAGAATCCAAGCCCAGATTGATGCTAATGCTCTTGCAGGTAAGAACCTTGATGGTGTGCTTGGAGGATTGCTTGCTTCAGTAGGTGCGATTGCAGACAAGTGGCAAACTATTCTTGACAAATTAAAGGAGTATAACTCAACACCAGTTGCTGTTAAAAATGCACAGACAACCGTAGTAAATAACGCAGCAACAGCAGCAGCAGCAGTCACAGCAGAAAAGACAGCAGCAAATGCAGTAACTGGGGCAACAACAGATTCAGCAGCAACTGCAGCATCAAAGGCTGCAGCAGCAACTTATGCAGCAGCAAAGGCTGCTGGAGACTCAGCAGGAGCAGCCCTGGCTGCAGCAAAGGTAATCCCAAGTGTTCTAGCATCAGGAGAAAGCGGTGCAATCGGTGCAGCATCTATAGCATCACAACTAAAAGCAGCAGAGAAGGCTTTGGCAGCATCCAATGCAATAGCAGCACAAGCAAATGCATTAGCATCTTTTAGAGCGAAAGAAGCAGCAGAGAATGCAGCAGCAAATGCAGCAAGGAGTGGTGGGTCAGGATTCTTTGATAGATTTAAGGCAAAGGGTGGATTAATTGATCCAGTAAAATTTGCTAAGGGTGGATTTGCAAAGGGTACTGATACAGTTCCAGCAATGCTAACTCCAGGAGAATTTATCATGAGTAAGTATGCTGTAGATCAGTATGGGGTAGACACAATGAGAAAAATTAATAATGGTGATTCTGTTGGTGGGGCAGTGTATAATAATACATATACGTTAACAGTAAATGCCAAGACCGATGCAAACCCTAATGAGATTGCACAGGCAGTTATGTCGACAATTAGAAATGTTGAAGGCAGAAGAGTTAGAGGAGTATCATTAAATGACTAATCCAGCACCAGACCGTAGAGTTGCCTACATGTTGGGCCGTAAGAAATATCACAGACCCAGTGGTATGCTTTGGTCTGAAAATTCGGGTACACTTCAAGATGGTCTTTATGTCCCTAATGGGTATGAAGTAGGAGCAGATACAGAGGAACTAGATCAATCTTTGGCAGATCAGTTCTTGTTGATTACTGATGATAATAGAATGCCTTTGCAATTTAAAAATGAAAGAATAGAAAAAAGAGAAAGAATGATTAATGGCCGTATGAGATCCTATCATATTGCTGACAAACTAACTTTAAGTACCAGTTGGTCACTAATCCCATCTAGGTCTCATAACGATATTCCAACATTTGATACAGAAACTGGACTCTCTACAAATAAGTCATACACGACAGATGGAGGAGCAGGTGGTGCTGATATGCTTGAGTGGTATGACTCACACAAAGGATCTTTCTGGGTTTTTCTTGCTTATGATAGAAAAGGCATCTTTAAAGGAACTGCAGAACCATATAGACATCTTCAGCAATACAATCAATTGATTGAAATGTTTATTAGCGACTTTTCT